ATCAGGAAACATCATGCTCATCATAGCCGCTCGTATGGCTCGTCGTGAGCTCTTCACGCCACTGCATTGCGTCAGCGAGCTGCCTCAGAAAGTGGTCAGCATGCGCGTATTCCGCGAGGCGCTGGAAAGGTCTGAGGAAACTCTACAGCGTGAAGTATGCAAAATCGTGGACGGCCACGATCGCTTGCAAAAGAAGCTGAAAGAGGCTGAGGCAAAGCTGGAAGCCGCAGAGAAGCGGATCGCTGAGCTGGAGCGCAGCGAATTACAACTTATTGATGAGCGAGACAATGCAGAATCTGCATTGGCAGATATGTACCAGGCTGCAACCGGCGAGCGCCCGGAGTGGAGCAATATGTTTGGTTTCGCCGATGCTGTTGAAGCGGTTGAAGATAGACTGGCGACACTTGAAAGCGGTCAGGATCAGCCAGTGATGTTTATCGATGGTGATATCTCATCCGCTGATGCTGACAAACTGGTGGCTGTAATTCGTGAGTTCAGCGAAGAGGCAGAAACCCCAGCGGCACGAATGGCGCGGATTATTCGTGAGAACCCGCATCCGACAAACATGTGCGATATGCCAACCGCAGCCGGTAAAGGAGAGTGAATGTGAAAAATTATCTCAGCAATTTAGCCAGCATGCTTCAGGGGATTGCAGGTGTCATTTCAGACGGCGAGCGGGTGCAGAAAGAGTGCCCTGCGCACTTAAAGTCAGCACTACTCGAGGCTTCTCACGCGCTAGATGGTCAATCGGTCAGGGTCAATTATCCGCCTAATGGAAAGCCTGAAATTGTTAATGCGCGCGGACACCATCGACCGCTTACCTTGCGGGAACGAGTGGCAATCCGCTTACTTGGTGGCAGGACGGAGATTCGCCCATGAGCACTATTACCAAAAAGCAGCGCGCAGAGCTGCGCATGAAGTTCGGTGGTCGCTGCGCTTACTGTGGGTGCGATTTGCCGGAAAAGGGATGGCACGCTGACCACGTCGAGGCTGCATTGCGTAAGTGGAAATTCGGCGAGCGACAGACTGATGGAACCAGGCGTACAGTCGCAACAGGAGAGTTCTGGCGACCTGAGAATGACGCTATCGAAAACATGTTCCCGGCCTGCGCTCCATGCAATCTGTTTAAAGCGACTTTCACAGTAGAAGGGTTCCGTGAACAGGTGGCGGCTCAGGCGGAGCGTGCGCGCGCCTACAGCGTCAATTTCCGAACGGCAGAGCGTTTTGGTCTGGTTGAGGTAGTCGATAAGCCAGTTGTTTTCTGGTTTGAACAGTATCAGGAAGGAGCAGTGTCATGAGCACTATTACCAAAGAATGGCTGCAGCAGGCCATCAACGATTATGAAAGCGTTCGTGATGAGCTTCCTTTCGGGCTTGATGATTATCAGGAGAACATCCTTGCCGCTCTACGTATCGCGCTGGCATCGCTCGAAGCGGAGGCTGTGTCAAATAGTGGCTCAGAAGCTTTGTTTTTTGAATATACCGGTTCGGGGGATTTTTACGGATATGGATTCTATCGTGATGGTGTAGAGGTTGATGTGGATATTACTGAGCCCTTATACACCGCCCCGCCAGCGCCGGTATCTGTGCCTGATGATGTGATGGCAGCAATGCAGAAAGTTGCGCGTATTCGTCTCGATCTGAATGACTTCGACGGCGACAAGCGAGGCATTTTAGATTGCCTTGGCGACGCGGAAGAGGCGCTGATAGAGGTTGTTAATCGCCGCGCCGCCATGCTTCAGGGTGCCGATGGCAACTCTCCGGTGATTCCGGATGGTTGGAAACTGGTTCCTATTGAATTGACGGGTGATATGACCAATGCAATGAGCGAAGCGATTCTTGATGATCTGCATAACGTCGATGTGTGGCGCAGCGTACTCGCAGCAGCACCGCAGCAGGAGGCGGAATGAACGATTTCGCTAAGCGAGTTCAGCGTCTTGAGGATGAGCGCGGTAAGACCATCACCACTGAGGTTGAGCTTATTTCATACGTCAAAGAGCGCAGCACTGGAAACTCTGAGGCCCGTTACTACGTTAAGCACAGCAACCAGAAGACGGTGCTTGAGCAGGCAATGGTGATAAACAGGGATGGTTTTGGTAATCATCAAGCCAGCATCATCATCACTGATTTCCCCGGGCAGAAAACTCCGGAAGAAGCGGCACTAAAACTAGCTGATTGGTTAAAGCGCCTGGGTTGGTCCATTGAAGCTAACTTCAAAAAGCCAGGGGTGGATGATGCCTAACCCATTCGACGCGGCAATGTTCGTGCTGCTGGCAATCGGCGCACTTCAACAAATGGGGTGGTGGCCATGGTGAGCAAACTCAAACAGCGGCGCTTGCGCCGCCTTAAAGCGGATGTAGCCTGGTGGCGGGAGGAAGCAGAGGATTGCCGCTCCCGTCTGCTGGAACTTGCCGGTGAAATCGACAGGCTCAAAAAACTGGTCATCCGCGTGCCTATGCCGGTGGTGGTGCCAACTCAGTCTGCGGCATTCATCGGGATTGATCTTTCTGGTGGTGCAGACCAGACAGCGGTAATCGAAATAGAAAACGGGGAGGTTCTGAAATGGTCACGGTAAACCGGGAAACACTGGCCGCCCATATCGCCGAACTGGAATCTGGCCCGCGCTCGATGAAGGAGGATTACCAGTTATGCGCATTCAGGACGTTACTCAGCTATATGCGCACTTGTCGTCACACATACGGACGTATTTACACCACCAACTGCTGTCCAATGTGCGGGGAGAAACTAAGCAATGGCTAAGACCGCAGCAGAGCGCAAAGCAGCGCAGCGGGCCCGCCAGGCGGAAGCTGGTTAGCGCAAGCTTGAGCTGGTGCTCGATGAGCAGGAAATGGAGATGCTGGCGCGCAACTGCGCCGGGCGCCGACCAGGCCGTGAGCCATACGAATTGAGCGAGTACATCGCGCTGCTGATTCGACAGGATGATGCCCGGGTTCGCGGCCGCATCAAAGCTATCAGCGCCAACCGGTGCGGCAAGTGCGGTGACAAATTGCCAGTTGCCGACTGCTGCCTGAAGGAGGAAGAGTCCTGCTGGGCAAGGCTTGGCTGGCACGAAACGAAACTTGTGGTGTGACCTGTCACGGCATATTGACTAAATCCTCACATGATTATACTGTTTAAATGTACAGTATTTTTTTGTGAGGTTCCATTATGGGCTTTCCATCTCCGGCAGCAGACTACGCAGAAGCAACTCTCACCATCACCAGCCTGTGCGGCTACGACGGCAACTGCCGCACCATCGAGACGTCGGCTGGGTACGCAATCATCAACGTTTCGCACAAACCACATCCGGGTGACACCGTGCTGATTTCGTATTGCGGCCGCACAGAGTTCGCCATTGTGCAGGGAAAGGCGCTGATCACTCCTGACGGTGAAGCGCTGGAAGGTGAAGCGCTGGACGACACAACAGTGCACGGAGTGGTGACCCACTTCCTGAACCGCGTAGACAATCAGCGGCCAGACCCGATACCAGTCATGTAACATCTGCGCGGGCGTGATAGTATTACCTGCATGGTAATAAAATTACTCAGGTGGTAATGATGGCCGCGACACCAAAACCGCATAAGCGCAAATCTACGCAATTTGAGCCTCTCAGTGTTCTGAAGGAGGCTTATTGCCAGGAATACATCAAGTGCCCGGAGAATCAGACTCAGGCGGCGATTAATGCCGGGTACTCTCCCAATACAGCGGCGAAATTTGCCAGCCAGAATATGCGCGATGAGCGCGTCCAGAAAAGAATCGCCGAGCTGATGGAGGAGCGCAACAAGCGCATGCGAGTCAGCGCTGATTACGTCCTCATGCGCCTGGTGGAGATCGACCAGATGGATGTGCTGGATATCCTGAACGACGACGGAAGCCTGAAGCCTATCCGCGAGTGGCCTAAAATCTGGCGCACCACGCTTAGCGGATTCGACCTTTCCTCAACCATCATGAACATGAACGAGGATTCGATAGAGACCATCCTCAAAAAAATCAAATGGCCGGACAAGGTGAAGAACCTCGAGCTCATCGGTAAGCACGTCGACGTCAACGCGTTTAAAGAGCGCCTGGAGGTTTCCGGCACGGTCACCATCGCCGACCGCATGGCCGCCGCGCGCCGCCGCGTTAAAAAGCAGGCTGGTGGTGAAGAATGACAGCAGCAGCCATGTCGCCGGAAGATCAGCTCGTAGAGGATATCGCATCCTTCACGCACGACCCGCTGGGCTATGCGCTGTATGCGTTCCCGTGGGGCGAGGATGGCACAGAACTGGCACACGCCACCGGGCCGAGAAATTGGCAGGCTGACGCATTCCGCGAGATACGCGATCACCTCCAGAACCCCGCGACGCGTCACCAGCCGCTGATGCTGGCCCGCGCATCCGGCCACGGTATCGGTAAATCGGCATTCATCTCGATGCTTATCAACTGGGGCATGTCCACCTGCGAGGACTGCAAGGTGGTGGTTACCGCCAACACCGACAACCAGCTGCGCACCAAGACCTGGCCGGAAATCATCAAATGGTCGAACCTGGCTATCACGAAAGAGTGGTTCACCTGCACAGCCACGGCGATGTACAGCAACGATCCAGGCCACGACAAACGCTGGCGCGCTGACGCTATCCCGTGGTCAGAGCACAACACCGAGGCGTTCGCCGGCCTGCATAACGAGCGCAAGCGCATCATCGTAGTATTCGACGAAGCGTCCAACATTGCCGATCTGGTGTGGGAGGTTGCTGAGGGTGCGCTGACGGACGAAGACACCGAAATCATCTGGGTGGCGTTCGGGAACCCGACGCGTAACACCGGGCGCTTCCGCGAATGCTTCCGCAAATACAAGCACCGCTGGAAGTGTGCGCAGATTGACAGTCGCACCGTGGAAGGCACGAACAAACAGCAACTCCAGAAATGGGTGGATGACTACGGCGAGGACAGCGACTTCGTGAAGGTCCGTGTGCGGGGGATCTTCCCTGACGCGTCTGAGCTGCAGTTCATTCCGACCGGCCTCACTGACGAAGCAATGAAGCGGGTGGTGACCGCTGCGCAGGTGGCGCACGCACCGGTTATTATCGGCGTCGACCCGGCGTATTCCGGCGTGGATGACGCGGTGATATACCTGCGCCAGGGGCTGCACAGCAAAGTGCTATGGACAGGCAACAAGACCACCGATGATCTGATTATGGCGAAGCGCATAGCCGACTTTGAGGACGAATACAAAGCCGATGCGGTATTTATCGACTTCGGTTACGGAACAGGATTGAAATCAATTGGTGATGGCTGGGGGCGTTCCTGGCAACTGATACCGTTCGGTGGCGGCTCCACCGATCCCCAGATGCTCAACAAGCGCGGCGAGATGTTCAATAGCTGCAAAACGTGGCTGAAAATTGGTGGCGCACTGGATGACCAGGAAACCGCTGACGACCTGTCTGCTGCTGAGTATAAAGTCAGGGTGGATGGCAAGATAGTTATTGAACCGAAGGAAGACATCAAAGAACGGTTAGGCCGCTCGCCTGGTAAGGGCGATGCGCTGCTGCTGACATTTGCTTTCCCGGTGTCGAAGCGGATGCGTATTCCAGGGCAGGAGAGCCAGCATGGGAAAGCGGTCACAGAGTATGATCCGTGGAAATAACAAAGCCCGCGCATCGGCGGGCTGATTGTGACATGTCACGGAGCTAAAAGCCGTCGAATTCGTCTTTCATTTCTCGCTCAGTTTCTGCTTCAGCAGATAACCTTCCAGCATCCAGATTTTATTCACCGCGTTTTCGCGCGCAATTTTACGCCCGATCTCCGGGTCGAAGTTTTCTGGGCTTGCGCAGGAACTTTCGCCGGTGACGGTGAAGCCGTTGCGCAGCACCAGGACACAGAAGGTTAAAAGCTTTAATGAGGCTGGAACTTCTGAGTAATCAAGCCCAGCCTTTAAAAGCGCAGCCTCGCCTACAACGCCTGATGCCGCCGTGAAGTAGTGCTCGCTAATAATCACGCTTTCAATATGCTGCGGCGTAACGCGCGGAGCGGTTAAGCCTTTGGCCTGAATTTCAGATTCAATATCTTTGTCACTCATGATTTTCACCTTAAAAAAATGCCCGGACGAACCGGGCGAATAATCAACGGAGTGCCTACCTTGGCAGTTACGGGTTTACAGCGCAACGTCATCGGAATGGCGTTCTGCTGTAAAAAGGGCGGTGGTCAGAAGTTGGAGCAACTGCCACCGCCAAGACTACACACAGCATCTGGTACAGCTACTCCTGGTTTACCACGCTGGCTACGTGATTAGGTTGTGGCCGGTAACCAGCCGGAGATTTCCAGCCTCTTCTTTGCTTCAGGTGCCAGGCTGGAAATCTACTTCCACAACGGAAAGAGCACTGCCTGAGATGGATATTCGCGCCCAGGTGTGAAACGCAAACATCAGTGCTCTTACCTGTTATGGCCTCGTCTCTTCCGAGGTGTCACACCTGATCGCCACGCTGGTGAAACGTCTCTGGCTGTCGTACACAACTGGCTTGCACATTCCGGCTACCCGCTTGGACGTAAACAGCAAGGAATCCATTGGACCGCTGCGGCACATGTGCCATATGCCGTACTGCTCACACCTGTAAGCGCACTCCGCCAGTTAACAAACCGATCACCATCAGTGAAAGAGGAATGCGCTTTCATGTTGTGTTACCTGAAGGGTAATAATTGCACGGCATTATGTCAATACACTACGTAAAATAATCCGTATATGGTTAAATTGGTAATAATTTAATCGTGTGTGAGGTTATCGCTATGTGTATCGGCAGCAAGCCATCAGTGCCAGCGGCACCAGAAGTTCAGGCCGCACCTCAGGCCCAGGATGCCGCTGTGGTTGATGCGCGTTCTGAGGAAGAGCGCCGCCGCCGCGCAGCAGCAGGCACAAAATCGACAATGCTCACCGGTGCTCAGGGCGACACCTCCGCAGCCAACACCAGCGGTAAAACGCTGCTCGGTCAGTAACGGAGACCTGAGAGATGGCGGAAACCGAAAAAGAGCGACTGCTGAAGCAGCTCGCACAGCTGAAGACTGAGCGCACATCGTTCGAGCCGCACTGGCGCGACCTGAGCGACTTTATCAATCCGCGCGGTTCCCGCTTCCTGACGTCTGACGTTAACCGTGACGATCGCCGCAACACCAAGATTGTTGACCCTACCGGCTCAATGGCTCAGCGCATCCTGTCCAGCGGCATGATGTCCGGCATCACCAGCCCGGCCCGCCCGTGGTTCAAGCTGGCAACGCCTGACCCTGACATGATGGATTACGGCCCGGTGAAAGTCTGGCTGGAAGTCGTGCAGCGCCGCATGAACGAGGTGTTCAACAAGTCGAATCTGTACCAGTCTCTTCCAGTGATGTACGCCAGCCTGGGTACTTTCGGCACAGCCGCTATGGCCGTGTTAGAAGATGACCAGGATGTGATCCGCACAATGCCATTCCCGATTGGCAGCTACTACCTGGCAAACAGCCCGCGCGGCAGTGTCGATACCTCCTTCCGCCAGTTCTCCATGACCGTGCGCCAGCTGGTGCAGGAATTCGGCCTGGATAACGTGAGCTCGTCCGTGAAGAGCATGTGGGATAACGGTACGTATGAGACGTGGATAGAGGTTAACCACTGCATCACGCCAAACATCAACCGCGACAGCGGCAAGATGGACAGCAAGAACAAGCCGTTCCGCTCTGTCTATTTCGAGACCGGCGGCGACTCCGACAAGCTGCTGCGTGAATCCGGGTTCGATGAATTCCCGATCCTGGCTCCGCGCTGGGAAGTGAACGGAGAGGACGTTTACGCATCCTCCTGCCCTGGCATGCTGGCACTCGGTCAGGTTAAGGCCCTTCAGGTTGAGCAGAAGCGCAAAGCTCAGCTGATAGATAAAGCCACTAACCCGCCGATGGTTGCGCCGTCGTCGCTGAAGAATCAGCGCGTTTCCCTGCTGCCAGGTGATGTGACTTATATCGACGTGGTGAGTGGCCAGGACGGTTTCAAGCCTGCCTATCTGGTCAACCCGAATACCGCCGACCTGCTGGCTGACATTCAGGACACCCGCCAGACCATCAACAGCGCCTACTTTGTCGACCTCTTCATGATGCTGCAAAACATCAACACCCGCTCCATGCCGGTGGAAGCAGTGATCGAGATGAAGGAAGAAAAGCTGCTGATGCTCGGCCCGGTACTGGAGCGCCTGAACGACGAAGCGCTAAACCCGCTTATCGATCGCGTGTTCTCCATCATGGCACGCAAGAACATGCTCCCGCCTCCGCCGGACGTTATGCAGGGCATGCCGCTGCGCATCGAATACATCTCCGTTATGGCGCAGGCGCAGAAATCTATTGGCCTCACAAGCCTGTCGCAGACCGTTGGGTTTATCGGCCAGCTCGCACAGTTCAAACCTGAAGCGCTCGACAAGCTCGACGTGGATCAGGCTATCGATGCGTTCTCCGAAATGTCAGGCGTATCGCCGACCGTCATCGTTCCGCAGGAGCAGGTGCAGGGCATTCGCGAAGAGCGCGCTAAACAGGCTCAGCAGGCGCAGGCCATGCAGATGGGTATGGCAGCGGCTCAGGGTGCCAAGACGCTCAGCGAGACGCAGACCACTGACCCAAGTGCGCTTACCGCTCTCACTAACGCAGCAGGAGCGGCGCAGCAATGACGGACTTTGATGAAGAGGAACTGCGCATTCAGAACGAGCGGAAGAAGCACGATCTGGAGCAGCGAGAGAAGGACGACATCAAGTTCGTCATGGATAGCGAGCAGGGACGCCGCGTCGTGTGGGGTCTGCTGGAGAAAGGTCAGGTGTTCGGTACCTGCTTCAACGTTGACCCAAACATCACAGCATTCAACGAAGGGCAGCGCAACCTGGCTCTGGTTCTGTTTCAGCGCGTCATGACGCACTGCCCCGATCAGTATCTGAAGATGGCCGCAGAGGCCAGTGAACAGGAGTAACCATGAATTTATTTGAACGTTTGCTGCATCGCCGTCTTTGCAATGAGCAACCAGCTGATGGTGGCGCTGCACCGGCGCCGTCTGAGCCAGCAACACCTTCTGCCGAAGCTACAGCACCTGCAGGCGAACCGGCGAAACAAGAAGGCGAACAGCGCCAGGCTGGCAAGTCTCAGGACGACAAACCAGCTGATGGTGAAAAGCCAGCAGACAAGCCTGCTGAAGAAAAAGACCAGAAGCAGGAAGGCGCTCCGGAGAAATACGAGTTCAAGGCTGGTGAAGGCGTTGAGCTGGATACCGAAGCGCTGAAGGACTTCGAACCGGTTGCCCGCGATCTGAACCTGACCAATGAGCAGGCGCAGAAGCTGGTGGACGCGTACCCGAAAATTCTCGCCGGTGTTCAGCAGCGTCAGGCAGAAGCCTGGCAGGCGCAGACAGAGCAGTGGGCTGCTGACGTGAAGGCTGACAAGGAGATCGGCGGAGACAAGCTGACCGCAAACCTCAGCGCTGCGCAGCGTGCACTGGACCTGTTCGGCACGCCAGAGCTCAAAGAATACCTGAACACGACCGGGCTGGGTAACCACCCTGACCTGGTTAAGACGTTCGTGAAAATCGGCAAAGCCATGTCTGAAGACGGCATGGTCGATGGCAGTAATCAAGGCCAGCGTAGTGCGGCCGAAGTGCTCTATGGCAAATAAGAGAGGATATAACCATGGCTGTTAAAGGCTTAACTGCGCTGACGCTGGCAGACTGGGGTAAGCGCATCGACCCAAATGGGAAAATCGATAAAATTATCGAGCTTCTCAGTCAAACCAACCCGATCCTTCAGGATATGCTGATTGTTGAAGGTAACCTTCCAACCGGTCACCGCACCACCATTCGCTCTGGTTTGCCGCAGGCTACCTGGCGCTTGCTGAACTATGGTGTGCAGCCAAGCAAGTCAACCACCGTCCAGGTTACCGACTCAGTCGGCATGCTGGAAACATATTCAGAAGTCGATAAGTCTCTGGCCGATCTTAACGGCAACACTGCTGAATTCCGTCTTTCTGAAGACCGTGCATTTATCGAAGGCATTAACCAGCAGATGGCTCAGACGCTGTTTTACGGCGATACCAGCGTGAACCCGCAGCAGTTCATGGGCCTGTCCTCCCGTTACTCCAGCAAGTCTGCTGGCAACGGACAGAACATTATCGACGCTGGCGGTACCGGTACCGATAACACCTCAATCTGGCTGGTGGTATGGGGTGAAAACACCGTACATGGCATCTTCCCTAAAGGTCAGAAGGCTGGCCTGAAGATGGAGGATAAGGGCCAGCAAACGCTGCTTGATTCCAATGGCGGGCGCTATGAAGGCTACCGTACCCACTACAAGTGGGATAACGGACTTTCCCTGCGCGACTGGCGTTACGTTGTCCGCATCGCAAACATCGATGTTAGCGATCTGTCGGTGCCTGGATCAGCAGCAAATATCGTAAGCCTGATGGTGAAAGCACTGCACCGCATTCCAAACCGCGGCATGGGCAAGCCGGTGTTCTACATGAACCGCACCGTTGCCCAGGCTCTCGATCTTCAGTCTCTGGACAAAGCCTCTCTGGCTCTGACCGTAAAAGAGACCGAAGGCGAATGGTGGACCGCGTTCCGTGGCATCCCAATCCGTGAAACCGATGCGATTCTGGAAACAGAAGCGCGCGTTGTTTAACGCCTGTCATTAACTGATGGGCCTTAACCGGCCCATGAATGGAGAAAGAAAATGATCACCGACAAACTGTTGATGTTCTCCGAAGCGCAGGCGGTTACGGCTTCTGCTGCTTCCACTGACGTTATCGACCTTGGCCCTATCGACGGCACCCGCCGCGATATCGGCGTTGGCGAGCCTCTGGAGTTCTGGGCAAACGTGAACACTACTGCAACTGCAGCTGGTGCCGCAACCCTGAACGTTCAGTTGCAGACCAGCCCGGATAACTCCACCTGGACCACGCTGTACGACAGCGGCACGCTGGCACTGGCGGCGTTGACAGCTGGTAAGCGCCTGTTCTCTGCCAAGGTTCCGGCAGGTGTTCAGCGCTATCTGCGTGTCAACTACGTGGTCGGTACCGGCCCACTGACTGCTGGTGCGTTCACCTCGGGTATTAACCTGGATGTTGACAACAACACTCCATACTACCCAATCCGCTCCAAAGTGACAGGTTAAGGTGGTTGTGATGGAAAAAGCAAAATACCGCGTCCTGCGCTTGTCCCATATTCACAACAACCTCTGGCCTGAAGGCTCTGAGATTGAATATGACGGTGAGCCAGGATCGGCGCTTGAGCCAATCAACGCAGCGGCGAAGGCGGCAAAGAAAAAGGCAGACCAGAAGCGTGGAATCGTGCCCGTTGATTCTCAACCTGAGCAAAAGGTTGAAGATGAGGTCGCTGAAGAGACAGGCAGTAACGATGCCAATACCTTCAGTGAAGATGAAGCCTCGCTACGCCAGCAGTACGAAGAACTTTTCAACAAGAAGCCTGGCAACATGAATGTTGAAACGATCAAAAAACTTATTGCTGAAGAACGGCAGAAACTGGGAGTCTAAGCCTCGCTAAACAAACAGGGGGCTTCGGCCCCCTTCTTGCAGGAGTCCGTTATGGAACTGGTAAACCTCAAAACCGGCACCGATACCTATCAGGATGAGGATGGAAAAACCCAGACTCGCGATGATTATCCGTGGGGCTTGTGCATTGAGCTGAACAACGAGACGCTCGCCAAGCTCAAGGCAACGCCACAATCCGCAGGCACTGAAGTGATGATCACCGCTAAAGCCATCATTCGCTCCACTTCTACCCGCGAAACGGAAGATGGCATGCAGCATAACGCCAGCTTGCAGATCACTGACATGGCACTCAGTCCGGTATCTGGTGAACAGCCCAAAACCGCCGCGCAAACGCTCTATGGTGGGGAGGATGATTAATGGCCTCCGTTATCGAGATCTGCAACCGTGCGCTGAGCAATATCGGCAACAGCCGCAGCATTAACAGCCTGAACGAGGCCAGCAAAGAAGCCGACCAGTGCTCCCTGCATTTCGATGCGTGTCGCGATGCTGCGCTGGCTGACTTCGACTGGAACTTTGCCACCAAACGCCTGGCGCTGGCAGATACCAATAATCCTCCGCCGGACTGGCAATACGCATACCAGTACCCGACTGACTGCGTGCGCATCACCGAAATTATGGTGCCCGGTGTTCGTAACCCTACGGCTGCCATGCGCATCAACTATGAGGTAGGGGCCAACGCGGACGGAACTGGTAAGCTGATCTACACCGACCAGCCGCAGGCATGGCTGAAGTACATTGCGCGCGTCACCGACGTGAACATGTTCGACCCAATTTTCATGGAGGCGCTTTCCTGGCGTCTGGCGGCCGCCATCAACATGCCACTCACCGGTAGCGCAGATCTCGGCAACAACGCGCTGAACATGTACCGAAACGTCATCCTGAGCGCTGGCTCGCATAGCCAGAACGAATCTCAGGAGCCGCAGCCGCCAGTCGATGAGTTTACTGCAGCGAGGTTGTCATAATGGCTATCAGTTGGATCCAGCCGAGCTTTGCAGGCGGTGAGATTGGCCCGTCTCTGTACGGCCGTATTGATATGTCAAAGTATCAGGTGGCGCTGCGCAAGTGCGATAACTTTATCGTGCGTCAGTATGGTGGGGTTGAGAATCGCCCGGGCACGCGCTTCGTCGGCGAAGCAAAATATTCTAACAAAAAATGCCGCCTCATCCCGTTCCAGTTCTCGACCGTTCAGACCTATGCGCTGGAGTTCGGCGACGGTTACATGCGGGTTATCAAAGACGGCGCGTATGTGCTGAACAGCAGCAATGTAATCTACGAGCTGGCTATGCCGTATGCAGAGGCCGACCTGTTCCGCATCAAATTCACACAGAGCGCCGACGTGCTTACGCTGGTTCACCCTGCCTACCCGCCGAAAGAGCTGCGCCGCTACGCGCACGATAACTGGCAGATCGTCGACGTCACCACCAAAAACGGCCCATTCGAAGATATCAACGTTGATGAATCAGTGAAGGTGTATGCCAGCGCCAGCACCGGCACAATTACGCTGACGGCCAGCTCTGCCATCTTTGGCGCTGAGCAGGTAGGTAAGCTCTTTTATCTTGAGCAGCCTGCTGTTGACTCGGTGCCAGTCTGGGAGACCAGCAAAACCACGGCTATCAACGACGTGCGCCGCGCTGACAGCAACTACTATCGGGCCAACACCGCCGGGAAGACTGGTACTCTTCGCCCATCGCATACTGAAGGCATGTCATGGGATGGTTGGGGGGGTACTGGCTCGAGCGATACTGGCATCCAGTGGGAGTATCTGCACAGCGGTTTCGGTATTGTGCGTATCACGACTGCGTCAGGCACTACCGCCACAGCCACGGTGATCAGCTATATCCCGTCTCAGGTAGTTGGCTCTGCGAATGGCAGTTACAAGTGGGCTCGGTATGCATGGAACAGCGTAAACGGCTACCCGAGCACGGTTGTTTACTACCAGCAGCGCCTGTATTTCGCCGCGTCTACCGCGTACCCGCAAACCATCTGGGCAAGTCGGACCGGCGATTATAAAGACTTTGGCAAGAACAACCCTATTCAGGATGACGATCGAATCATTTACACCTATGCCGGGCGTCAGGTGAATGAGATCCGCCACCTTATCGACGTTGGAACCCTTGTCGCTCTGACATCTAGCGGGGAATATGCGATATCCGGAGACCAGAATAAGGTCCTGACTCCGTCGGCGTTCTCGTTCAGCTCACAGGGAAATAATGGTTCCAGCAACGTGCCGCCGATCGCGGTGGCAAACATCGCTCTGTTTATCCAGGAGAAGGGGAGCGTAGTCCGCGATCTTGCTTACTCATTCGACGTGGACGGGTACCAGGGAACGGACCTTACAATACTGGCAAACCACCTGTTCCAGAAGCGCAGCATTGTCGACTGGTCATTCTGCATCGTGCCTTATAGCAGCGCATTCTGCATCCGCGACGACGGCAAACTGCTGGTATTGACCTATCTGCGCGATCAGCAGGTGTTCGCCTGGGCGCAGCAGTCCAGCGCCGGGAAGTACGAAAGCACCTGCTCTATCAGCGAAGGCAGCGAGGACGCTGTTTACTTCGTGGTTAACCGCACCATTAACGGGCAGACGAAACGTTACATTGAGCGCCTGTCAAGCCGCCTGTTTACAAGCGATGAAGATGCGTTCTTTGTCGATTGTGGCCTGAGCTATGACGGGCGCAATACCTCAACACGCACAATGACCATCAGCGGCGGCACCGGAGACTGGAGTTACCAGGTCGAATACCAGGTAACGATTACTGGCGGGGCTTATTTCGTCAACACGGACGTCGGTGCGCAGATCCAGTTCCCGTACTCAGAGACTAATCCTGACACTGGCGCGGTGGTGGCGAAAGAATTGCGCGGCGATATTATTTCGGTAACCAGCAGCACGGCGGTGGTTGTACGTTTCAACCGTGATGTACCTGCGGTGCTGCGGAACTCGGCCACGACAAACTGGCAAATGGCACGCCAGACCTTCAGCGGTCTTTCTCATCTGGAAGGTCAGACCGTAAACATCCTCTCAGACGCCAGCGTTGAGCCACAGAAAACCGTAACGGGCGGCGCTGTCACGCTGGAATCACCGGGCGCAGTGGTGCATATCGGACTGCCTATCACTGCTGAATTCGAAACGCTGGACATCAACATCAACGGGCAGGAAACGCTGCTGGATAAAAAGCAGGTCATTCCTACTGTCACGATGGTGGTCAACGCCAGCCGCGGTATCTGGGCAACCACGCCTGGCGGAACGTGGTACGAATATCCGCAGCGTGAGTTCGAGTTTTACGACGATCCGGTTGATGATGCCACCGGCAAGGTTGAGGTGAAGCTCGACAGCAACTGGGATAAAAACGGTCGTGTTAAGGTCAGGCAGACAGATCCTCTTCCGCTTTCCGTTCTGGCTGTAATACCACGCCTCACCGTAGGGGGATTCTGATGCTTAATGCTCAAATCGTACCAGCCACCGCAGAGCATATCGAAGCAATGCTGCCGCATGTCCGCCAGGCCGACGCTGATGAATTTCTGGCGACAAACGGATGGAGTCCTCGCCGCGTGCTCGAAACCGGTTTGCGCACGTCAACATTCTGCTGCGCCGGGCTGGTCAATGGGGAGGTGGTCACAATTTTCGGCGTGGCCCCGGCATCCATGATCGGCGGCAGCGGCATCCCCTGGCTGGTGGGCACTGATGCGCTGGAGAAATATCAGCGCACTTTCCTGCGCCGGTGCGGAAAAGTGGTCAATGCAATGCTGTCAGTTTACCCGTATCTTGAAAATTACGTTGATGCCCGCAACCACGTCGCGCGCGTATGGCTGCACTGGCTTGGGTTCACCATTGAAGAGCCGAAGCCATATGGCATCCACAATCTCCCGTTCCACCGTTTCCACATGGAGAGAAAATAATGTGTAGCCCGGCTATCGCTCTCGCTGGCGCCAGCGTCGCTCTGAGTGGCATCTCAGCTTATAACCAATACCAGTCAGGGAAATATTCGGCAGCGGTCGCTGAACAGAATGCGGACGTTGCGGAAGCCCAGGCACAGGATTCTATTAACCGAGGCAATGCTCAGGCAGATGAGGTGCGTCGCCGTAACCGGCAGGCAGCAGGAACCCAGGCGGCAACGATGGGCGCTACCGGTGCCGATCTGTCAACTGGCGGGGCGCTGGACATCTTCGGTGATACAGCTCAGTTCGGCGCGCTGGATGCGCTGACCACTGTGAACAATGCCCAGCGTGAGGCATACGGGTATCAGGTCCAGGCGGAGAACTACA